CCCCGGGATGCAAGGCCAACATAATTTTTAATCCGCAAGTCGCGGATCCCGGGGGGGCCCCATGTTCGGGGCCGTTGAGGACGCCTTAAATCTTACCAAGATTTAAGGCAGTGAAAACCTTCCAGTTTTCACTATAGTCGCGGCTTTCGCCACGAGCGAAAGGTATGAAGTCCCAACGCGAACTCCACCTCTTCCTGATGTTGGCACACCTCTCCGTACTGCGAAGAGAGATAGAGCCATTCCTAATACTACCTGCCAATAAGGCCAATAGGAGTCCGTCGGTGTTTTCAAACCAACGGAGAAACCTCTTATCGGCCTGCTTGCGCGGTGGTAGGCTGATTCGGCGCGAGCGCAAACTAGAATAGCGGTACATGATACCGCCAGTGTCTAGGTTGATCTTACGCTTAGTCAGGCAAAAGAGTGGCACTTTGATTCCAGCAGAGTAGTCCTCGTCAGCGGGGATAGGCAAAAACCTAACCATACTTTGGAGGTACCCAACTAGGTTCAGAAGCAACACACCATGCCTTGCCGACCATCGGTTAAGCCGATTGATGGCAGAGTAGTAGTCGTTAGCGTCCCTAAGGTGCTTTATATACACCCCTCGGACGTTTAAGCCGGACGAAAAGTCCGACCCGCACGACTCTCGGAAGGGTCCTTGATTAAAGGACTTGTCTATGTTGACACGAAAACCGAAGACTTCCAGCATTCGCACTGTCAGGTCATAACAACCTTTCAGGACGATGATGTCGTCTCCGAACACGGCAAAATTACTTTCGCCGTGCTGTCGTCCACGAAAGTGTACGGGATGGATTCCGTATACTGAGTAGACAGCATAGACAATAGCAGTAAACAAAATCGTCTGAAGGGGAAAAGTATAAGCATTCCCCATAGACGAAATCATATGCAGGTCTATAGTCTCACCACTTGGAAGAGTGGTGCGAGGTGATCTGAAGCTATTCAGGACTGAAAAAGCCCTGGACGGCAAGATCTCTCGCATTAGAGACATAGACAGGCTGTCTGAAGCACTTTTAAGGTCGATAGTACCAAAACGACCATTCAGACTGCCAATCCGAGCAAGCTCAGAGTTCTCATCGGGCTGGTTAGTAAAGTCAATTCCAACGACTTCACGAAGCCTAAGCTCGAGAGCCCCCTGAACTCCTTTCTGATAGAACAT